TGAGGAAGGCCAGGGACTCCGCAGGGGCCTGGCCGAATCGGTCGCGGACCTTGGCGGGTAGGGTCATGAAGGCGTTCTCAGCCAACATGATGGTGTGCAGGCTCTCCTGGAAGTCGACGCTGTCGGGCAGGTCGGTGTAGGCGCCTTGAGCGGCTTTGGCGTTCACGTGCGAGAGCATGCCGTGGGTCTTGTACTGCTTGATGACGTTGTTGATGTCGCATTCGCGGACGAATTCTTGCTTCGTCATCGAGGGCGGGACGGTGATATCGCCCGTGTGGGCGTTGATGATTTCGCCGTGCTCCTGGACACGGCGATGTGGGCGGTAGAGTGAAATTTTTTGAACAGGCTTAGTCATTTCGAGTCTCCAAACAGATTAGGCGGCAATTGCCGCGGTGGGGCATTTTCGATCGATTGTTGAAGGGAGCGCAGCATGCGCTCCAGCGTATTGGGTGCTTGGCGGGCGCCATACTCACCCATGTTTTTTATTTCGGCATCAGTGAGAGCCGCATCCGACAGCGTCTTAGCCGTTGTCGCATTCGCGCGGATGGTCTCGGCTTTGAGGAGTTTTTGTTGTTCGACAAGGACGCGATTGCGTTCCTTCTCCGTGTAGGTTTCCTGGATCGTTTTTTCGAGTTTCTGGCCTTCGTGTTGGCCAGCTTGTTCCTTAAAAGTCGTATCGGCCTTGATGTTGTCGATACCCTGGTAGTTTTTGGCGGCGTCGAGCGCCGAGTTAACAATGTTGCCGAAGGCCCGGCCGATCGCCTCCTTGTCGTTGAGAACATGCGCAGCGCGAGCCGTACCGCTCGAGGTGGCCGACGCCATGCCAGAGCTCGACCCCGGCGAGCTCGCCGAGGAGCCAGAAGGCATTTGCGGTCCGATGGTCGGCGCCGAAGCGCCGCCCTGCTGATACGCCAGGATCGGATTTAGCCCAGCAGCCTTCATGTCGGCCATTGCGCGTTGATAGGCCGTATTCGACATGCGTTCGTCGAACGCCATGGACTGGTCGAAGAATTTTTGCGCCTGGCTCGCCGAGAAGTCCCTTTGCAGTGCCGCTTGGTGAGCGTTGAATTGCTCGGCGTATTGGCGCTCCTCACGGTTGAACCCTTGCTGGTCCTCCATGAAGGCGGTGTTCTGTTCGTGCTTCGCCATCTCGATCGCCGCATTCGATCGATTCGCCTCCATCTGCATGGCGGCGTTTTGAGCGTTGGCGCCGGCGGCGCCTTGCGCAGACATAAAGGCCCCGCCAGCAGAGCCGGCGGCAGAAATGCCGGCGGCAATGATTGGGGCCATGGCGGCAAGAGCGACCATTAGAAGTGATCGATCAGCCCAGGTACGCCGTACACCGGCATAGGCCGGGCACACCGTAGTTTGCTGAAAGAGTCCAGGATGAACTGAGGCTCGTTGACGACCGCAAGAACCCGTTCGATAGGCGGTCGGTCCTCAATGAAGGCGGCGTTAAGGGCGGGCAGGCTCGCAAAGTCCTGAGCAAGGTGCCACGTGTCCAGTGACTGAGCAGCGTTGGACCGCATAAGGCCTGTAATCACAGAAGGCTTATAGCGGTATTCCGCGAAGCGTTCCTGATAGCCGAAGGCGTCATCGTCGGCGGCTGTGCCCTGGGTGTAGATCTCCTTATTGAGGACAGTCTGTTCCCCGATCATCGAGAGGGCAGGCCAATAGAAGTCGAACTTGGTTCGACGGGACCACATGCGGTTGAGGCCCTGCTGATAGTTGAGGTCGGCGCGGACGGAGACGAGGCCGAGGATCACACCGTGTTCGGTGAACGACTTGGAAAAGCCGTGTCCCGAAAAGGACGTGGTGCCATAGGCCGCCACCGAACCCTGTGGTGTGGGTTCGGCGTCGGTTGAAGAGGTTTGCGTGACCTGGTGGAGCTGGACGGGGGATTGGCCCCCGCCAAGATATTCTGGACGTTGTAGACGGGCATCGGGCGAGACCACATTGAAGTGAGCGCGGATGATCTCAGTATACCGGGTGCCGCCTCGAGCGTCGCGTTCGTAGAGCTTTTGAATTTGGAAGGCCTGGCGCAACTGATTGATCGTAGCAGCCGTTGCATTGGTCAGATCGGCATAAAGCGTAGTGTTAGGATCGGCCGAGACGCCGGCCTCGGCGACGACGAAGCCGCCGATCGACGCAAGCCGATGATTAGCCCCGGTGGAATCAGAAATTCGGCTGGTTTGGACGCCGTCGATTGTGTTCTGAATTACCGGTGCGGAGGTGCCCAGGGGGATATCCACCCCTGGGCCCTTTTGCGGCCAGGGGAGCGCGGAGGTGAAGTAGTCGTGTCGTTTGCCGCGCCGAAGAAGTGCGTAGGTCGCGGCAGGATCGTTCGTATCCCCCTTAAGTACCGTGACTGAATTCTGCAGATTTTGATCCCGGAACCACTCGTTCCATATGAGATTGTAAGCTCGTAGCGGAAGGGATGTGTGGGCGTATCCAGCCACTTTCGTGGGTAGAGCCAGATAGTCATAGATCGAGAGCTCACCATAGCCTCCGACGGGTGCGAGCATTTGAGGGATCAGGTAGTCCACGCTATCGCCTGGGTTGTCCTGCTCGCCCATGAAGCGTTGCCAGTTGTCCCAGATGAGACGGTAAGGGACGAAGAAGAAGAAAGTATTCATGAACACATTGTCCATGAAGGGATGGAGCGGTGTCGCGAGGCGCGCGAACACCGACATATTGAGAGAGAAGGTGTCGCCGGGGAGCGCCTCGTCGACAAAGATCGGATAGAGGTAGCCCGAATCGATCGTGGTCTTGTGACCGCTCGAGCGGTCGAAGGACGAGCGCGGGATTTCAGCCTTCGGAACTTGGCTGAAGGAGTGAGACATTACTGATCTCATTTAGATAGTTCCTTCCTTATCGACGCCGTTGGACCCTGTATCGTGATGGGAATGCCGGGTTGCAGGCTGGGGCTGAGGGTCGAAGGGTAGTGCGGATTGCCTCGGAACGAGGGCTTGAGCGTCGACGATGTGTTGGAGAGCGGCGACGGGCAGCAAGCTGCCGTTAGAATCATCGTAAGCGCCACAGCGGTAGAGCACGAAGTCGCCCGGATGACGGCCGACTTGCGTGTTCGTGTCCCCGACCAGGTCGCCGAACATGCGGACGGCCAAGCCGTCAGCGGCGACGAAGAAGGGCGGGGAGTAAGTGAGCGCCTTGCGGTCGTAGATTGTATAGGCATGGACGATAGCCATTAGAGTTTCCTTTTAAGCTGAGACACGCGAGCGGCCAGGACGGCCGACCGCGAGAGCTTGCGCTCCATTTTGTTTTCCGGATCGAAGATCGACCGGTGTTCACGAGTTCGTTTCAGGTGTTCCTGTTCCTCCTCTGTCAGTTTGTTGATGTAGTAGCGAGGCGGCGCATGCTTGCGACCGTCCACTATGAGATACCCGGATGGGTAGAAGTCTGATTTGAATTGCTCGACATAGCGAGCGCCGATTCCGGGCCGCCGTGACATGACGGCGAATTCTGGTTTCACATTGTAGAGTTTGCCATCCACTGGCGAGACTCGAGAGTAGTAGTCTGGCGCATTCGCGCCGTTTTGTTTTTTGGTTACGTAACGGGCGACGTATGAGCAGGATTTGAAGGTGACGTCTTGAGTGGTGACGTGGCCCATTTGCCATATGGAGAGAAGATTCTCTGAGATGAAGATTGGTTGTTTTTGCTTGTTGTATGAGTAGATTTTTTTGTCGTTGAAGTCGTGATTGAAGATGATGGCGTGATAGTGGGGCCTGAGATTTTCGTCGCCGTATTCGCCACAGGCGAAGAAGCGGATTTTGTGCGGCAAAGATTTGCGCAGCCGCTTCATGAAGTTTTGCCAGTGATGGAGTTTTAGAGAGAAGTCCTCGGGGACCTTCTCGTTGTCGTACGTGAGGGTGATGAAGCAGTTGTTGTCGTAGAGTTTGGATTCGTGCCGCATGCGCACGGCCCATTGACGGGCTCGCTCGAGACGGCAGCCCATACAGTTGTTGCAGGGCATTTGCAGCCAGTGTTGAGAGTTGAGAGCTTTGATGGGGTTGAAGGTGATGAGGAGCTTGCCGTTCGGCCCCTTGTCAGCCGAACGGTAGCCCTTGACTGGGAACTGGCAGCCCACGGCCTAGAGCCGGATTCCGCCTCGCATCGGGGGCGGGCTGGAATTCTTGCCGTGGACGCGCTTTGCAGTCCTTGTGAAAAGTTCCTTCGACTGGCGATTGCCCATTTTGTTGCGTCTAGCCATTGAGACCTCCGTACGTGTTTGACTGAACCACGAGTGGTGTCAGTCAGTGCATCTTACGACAAGGAGATTCGATGCACTAGGGCGGTTCCCGCATATGCGGACCACATGTTGTGGGTCCTGTAGTTACTAAAGGAAACGGCCCCATAAGGGGCCGTAGTTGAGGCTACCATGGAGGTAGCGGCAGGGGGCTTCGCCCCGCGTGTGTTTGGCTCCGCGCGCTGTGGCGCGCTTACACGGCCCTCGAGGGCCGTTCTGAGGTGGGGAGGGATTACCCTCCCCTACACCCCCTCCGGCCGCCCCGTTACGCCTTTGGCTGAGGGTCTTTTGGTTCCGGATTGGTCACCTCGACCTTGACCGGCGGCGGGGCGGCCTCTTGAGGCTTGAGGATTCCGAGGCGCCGAGCCTCGTCGGCGTTCTCGGGGTTGCTGAGGAAGGCCAGGAACTCCGCAGGGTCCTGGCCGAATCGGTCGCGGACCTTGGCGGGTAGGGTCAT